AGGTTTAGGGCCCGTAGGAGACCCTAGAGCGCCTCAACCGCAGGCACCTGACCAATCAGTCCCTAACCAATACTTTACGCCTTCAGCGTCATTAGCAGGCTATGTACAGGGTCTTGAGCCAGCTCCTCAACAGGCAGCTCCAGATCCACAGCAACAACGTATGCAAGCTCAACAAGCCCAAGCGCAGCAGATATCGGATGATATACTTCGTGGAGCTGTGTCTAAGGAAGCTATCAAACAATTAGCACAAGCTGGTAAGCTAGATCCAGAGGTAGCACAGTATGCTGTCATGCGTGCTGATAGTGAGGAAGCTAAAGCTAAGGCCCAGTATGAGCAACAGCAACAACCTGCTGTTCAACAGGATATGATGAACCAACCAAGCTACTAAACTTGGTAAAGGTTTAAGGTTACTGTAAGTAAGCAGAGTGTATACTCCGCTTACTTAATAACTGATGGTATTAAGTAATACATGTTATACAACTTAGATTATTTAATCTTAGTTACTACGAGCCAGTTACTGATGCTCTAAAAAGCTGAGAATAAGGCAATGCTGAAAGGCAACCTATAAAGGATCAGACAATGGACATTTCCAATCTGAAAGAAGACTTACTTAAAGCCGATAGATATATTGACGAGCAGAAGGGCAAACTAGAGTTAGGTAAGAAATTATCTAGACTTAAGAATAACCCTGATTTTATTGATGTTATACTTCATGGTTATGTAGAAGTTGAAGCAGAGAAGTTGTTTAAAATCTTAACAGATCCTACGGGTGCATCCCCATATTCAAACGAAGAGATTCAATTGAAGCTGGAAGCTATTAGCCACTTTAAGGGATATGTTGGTACTGAGGATTATCCTGGTACTATAATGATTGACGCAGAGTCAGCTCCATTGCGTATAGCGCAAGAGGAAGATGAACGAGCGAGAATGACTGCTGCTGCAGCTGAGGATGATTAATGAGTGATGTTGTAAAAGAAGCTGAGTTTAGCGAAGATGTATTTGAATCAATGTTAAATGGTAACTTTGAGGAGTCACAAGCTGACGACGAAGATACAGAAGTTGATGAAGATACTGAGATTGATGACGAAGACCAAGAGGACACAGACCAAGATGAAGAGTCTGAGGATGATGAGGAACTTGATGAAGATGGCGACGGTGATCTTGATGAAGACTCTGATGACTCAGATGATGATGAGGAAGAAGACACTCTAGTAGAAGATTATGATTCAGATGATGAAGACAGTGATGCTGAGGATGACTTAGAGGTAGATGACGAATCTACTGAAGATGATGACTTAGAGACTGGTGAGGAATCAGAAGACGACACAGACACAGAAGAGAGTAGCGACGGTGATGCTCAGGAAACTGATGAAGTTGATTATAAGGCCTTCTATGACTCTGTAGTAAATGCAGAATTCGTTGTTAATGGTAAAAAGGTTAAAGGCTTTTCGGACCCTAAGAAGATTATCCAGTCACAACAAATGGCTGGTGGCTTCTCGGAGAAGATGGCAGGCTTTAAGCAATATCGACCTTATATGGCTCCTTTGAAAGAAAGAGGTATGCTGGAAGATCAGTCTAAGTTTGACTTAGCAATGAACCTTGTTGATGGAGACAAGGAAGCTATCAAAGCCCATCTACAGACTTTAGGGATTGACCCTTTAGACTTAGATATGGATAGTGTTGACTATACACCTACTGCAACTCTTGCTAGTCAAGAGCAGTTGGTAATAGAAGATACTATGGATAGAGCTAGAGCTCATGGTGTTGAAGATAGAGTTAGACAAGTTGTAGGTAAAGAGTGGGATGGTGAAAGCTTCCAAGAGTTTACTAATAACGCTGCTGTACGTAATGACCTCCTTACTCATATTGAGTCAGGGGTTTATGATAAGGTTCAAGAGCAGATTACAGAGATGTCACGGTTAGACTACGATGGATCGTTTTCTGGATTGAACTCTATTGAAAAGTATAGAGCAGCTGTTGGTGAGATGCAGAAGAATCAACCACAAGCTCCAGCCCCTACACAAGAGGCTAACACAAGTGCTACTAAGAAGCCGAAGACTTCTGTAGCTGCTGAAAAGGCGAAGATTATTAAAGCTCGTAAAGAGGAAGAGTATAAACTGAAGGCCACTGAGCGTGAAGCTAAACTCAACCGTAAGCGTAAGAAAGCTGCTAGTATTAGTAAGCCAAAAGCTAAATCTAAGCCTAAGGCAAAGTTCGACCCTATCGAGGCAGAGGGTGAAGACTTAGATAACTTAATGCAGTATCTAATTGAAAATGGGAAAGATATCCCATCAAACTAAGGCGATAGGAATTAACACCTCCATCCCTAAAACAATACTATAAAGGAATTTATAAAATGGCTACTACATCATTATTTAACAACGGAAGACTTACGTCTACTGGAATTGACGAACAATACAACGACCACTTCTGGTCAAAAGGTGCTATCAAAGAAGCAGCTAAGAAGCGTGTATTTACACAACTAGGTGATCGCCTTACACAACCTAAACACTTTGGTGATGAGATTCTTAAAGAACGTCAACTACCAATCTTACACGAGCTTAACCGTTTAGATGGTGGTATTGATGCTACTACTGCTACACTTGTTCTAGAAACATTTTATGCATACTCTGCTGCTGGTGCGTTAGTTGGTACTTTTGAGACTCGTGATTATGCAAGTGCAACTGCTGCTGAAGCTGCTGCAACTACTGCTGCTGGAACTGGTGGTAAAGTACGTAATGGTGCTGGACGCCTCTATTATGGTGATGCTGACTATGCAGTTGTAAACGGTTCATTCCCTTCATTAACTGAAGAAGGTGGTAATGTAAACGGTGTTAACACTAGATCTATTACTGTTCGTGGTAAGGTTTCTGAGTTTGGTTTACATACTAAGTTTACTCAACGTTCACTCGATATGGATTCTAGAGTAGGTATTCTTGCTCGTAAGACTAAAGAGCTTGGTGAAGCTAAAGGTGATATCTATGAGGCACAAGTTCAATCTGACCTTATCGCTGCATCTGAAGTTAACCGTACTTTTGCTGGTACTACTGCTAGTTCTTTACTTACTTGTGACCGTGGTGCGGTATTAACATTTGCTGACTTACGTCTTATGGAACAAGAGCTTAAGCGTCTTTTAGTACCTCGTGATACTAAGATCATCTCTGGTACTAACAAGATTGATACTAAAGTTGTTGGTAAATCTTACTATGTATTTGTTGGCCAAGAGCTAACTCCTATGTTAGAAGACATGACTCATAATGGTATCAACGTATGGGTCCCTGTTGAAGGTTACTCTGCTGGTGGAACTGTTGCTGACGGTGAGATTGGTAAGATTGGTCGTTTCCGTTTCATCGAAGTTGATAACATGCAAAAGTACCGTGGTACTGGTGCAGTTGATACAGCTGATGGTACTGCAACTGATACTGCTGGTTACCATGCTTCTAAGCCTCTTGGTGGTGGTACTAAAGATGCATTTGATGTATTCCCTGTATTATTCGTAGGTTCTGACTCATTTGCAACTGTTGGTTTTGAAGGTGATTCTTCTAAGATTAAGACTGCAATGCCTAAGGCTGATGCTCATTTGGACCCATTCGGAAAATTAGGTTCTATGTCAATTTCATGGTATTTCGGAACTTTAATCTACCGTTCAGAACGTATCAGACAAGTGTCATGTGTTGCACCTATCGCATAGGTAATGTTCAGCCGGTTTTAAGTAACCGGCCGGTTTAATCCTTCTATCAATTAAAAGGATATACATAATGGAACTAATAAAAGAACTACCGTCACGTACGGTTATCACAGCTAGTGGTAAGAAAGATACACGCAAATGGGGCATTTTTAAATGTCCCGTATGCTCTTCTACAATAGAACTAAAACTCCAGAAAGGTAATAAAAATAATACATGTGGTGCTAAAGGATGCCGAAGTAAAGGCTCTTCATCGTATGGCTCTTGGAACAAGGGATTTGATGGTACTAAGGTTTCAGAAATGCCTTACATGGCTACATTCTCAGAGTATTATAGAAGAATGAAGGATGGATTGGCTAAATTGGTGGCTATTGATACAGATGTTGCTATTGGTAATAACAATTATAAATGGGTAGAGAATACGCTAACTACTAAAGATTTTGCATTCACTAAAGAACAAGGTAAGTTCCACAGTCGTATGCTTGCCGCAGAGCTAAACATACGACCTTATGTAGTAACACGTGCACTGAACAAGATGGATGCAACTTTTGGTACATACCCATATGAGAAAGTACCTGTTGGTATAGCAGAAACTATAAGTGCATAT